GCGTACGTTAACCTTGAGACAATGTAATAACATAATACACTCCTTCTCTGTCAAGTTACTCGTATTTATCCAATACTTATACTGTTTTAAGTGTTTTATGGCGTTATCATCCCTAGGCACTTCACTTGGCAAGAACGCTACATTCATTTCATTAGTCTCGGGGGCATGGTTAATATTTTGTGGGACAATATACCTATTTGATATGAAATCGAAGTGGTCGCCGAAGTGATCACCAGACCTGCTGTGACCGTCATTATACTCGTACATCTTCCAAACCTTGACATTGTAGGATATAGACGTGTCCAAGTTGGCCTCTGGTTCCATACCATCAACACGGTCCAACAATGCACGTTTGATGTTTGACAGATTAGAGTCAGTATCTGCCACGCCACATGCAGTAGGGCCCGATCTAATCATGGTTTTCAATGTATCCCATTGTTGTCGTGGGTCCGGTATCCTTGACCAGGCCAGCACGTCTGCGACTCTAAACCTCAATGTATGGTTGAAAGTAGCTAGCCGTTTAGACATCCTTGCTCTGTGTATCTTCATCAAGATGACGGCAATTAGTGCGGTGGCGTTATCGTAGAAATCACCGGCTAGCATGACATCTTGAAACAGGTTGATACGCTGCTCTTTGATGTCGACACTGGGAGCCGTCTCACGCAGATATTTGGCAACAAGAGTCGAGTTCGGGAACCCGTCTCTGTTCACACACTCACGGTTAAGACCGAAGTACGATTGTTGTCTACCGGCATCTACCACAGTTTGTGGCATACCATATATAGTCCCTGTGGCTAAGGCGGCTGTAATACCACGTTTGCCTTCCTGCTCAGAGATAGGATCAACAGTATGTCCCTGAGCCATGTTGGCCTCTCCGGTCAATCTAGTATATTGATGACCTTGTTGCGCCAAGCCCACATCTTTACTCCCACCGTCATTCAGCTTGAGGTAGTTTTTGTAGAACACGAGTCCTTGCTTATAACTTTGGAAAACACAGTTTAAGTTCTTGTAAGCGAACATGTTTAAGAGTAATTTACTTTGCAATTGGGGGTTTTAT